GATCAGCACTCTTAAGAATAGCCCTCTCAAGTTCTTGTCGTTTAGTAAATGATTCAAATTCTTCTAAGAACCATTCATAATGTCCTTTATCTAAATCTTCAATTGGCTCTACAGTAATGCCAGTAGTTGCTTTAATCTGTGCAGGTTCTGGCATGATGCTATACTTCTTAGTATGCTCTATCATAAACTCTGCCGCAGGTCGTAATCTGCGATCAAAATTATCGGAGTTTATAATATTCATAACACGGGTATATAATTCCGCGTTAGTTACCATCATGCGCAAAAATAATTCTTGCACTTCTGTGTTATATTCTTTTATCAATCTTCTTCCTCGACATTTCTAATTTGATTTTGCTATTAGTCGCAGACTGTAAGATACTTAGCAAAGTAGGTACTCGCCCATATTTTATAACTGCGTCATTAGCGTCCTTTACATCAATATCCCAATTGGGTAAACTTACATAGAAGCCCAGTTCTATTGCACGGTCAATCATTTCTAACCCTGCTTTATCTTGATCCGGAACTACAATAATCTTTCTGTTTAATTTCCTTAATAAATCTGCTTGTGTGTTGCTGATAGTGTTATGCATTACTGCACAGCCATTGATACTTAATGCATCGAATATACCTTCTACTACGATACAAACTTGATACTCTGACTTTTGCAAGTCATATCCAAACACATAACCTTGTTGTGTTTCATTAATAAACTTAGGTGCGCGATCATCTAGATATCTGCTAGTATGTCCTACTAATTTGTTTTCGTATGTGAACGGTATAATGATCCTATTGGCTTGTCTACCCTCAGCGTTTGGGGTACACATAAACGGATAATCACCTATATTAATATGTCTGTTTTTTAAATAATCAACATATGTTTTATGTTTTACATCTTCTGTGATTAATTCAGCATCTTCAGGTAGTGAGTGATCCTTAAATTTAATTTTAGTTTTTTCTATTTTCTTTTTTGCGTATTCTAATAAGTCTTTGTGTTGTAAACTTTCTAGACTCCACTTGTTAATTTGTTCTTCGCTAACATTGCACCATTTTAATAATGTTTTTGTATAGCGATTAATGCTTCGTCCTAGTGTGAAGGTCGTTTTAAACCCACAGTTGAAACAATGATAACTCCAGTTATCACCATCAAACTTTATGCCACCACGACCTCTTTTGTCTGCTTTATGCCCACGATAGCCACAACAAATGGCGTTGAAACTGTGCCAACCGCTTTGAGTTAATTTCTTTCTACCTGGGACTATCTGAAGAATATCAAACACTCAGTAATTATAACAGAGTGTTGTGTAAAAACAAATAATATTGGTTACTTATCTTGCCAAAACATTTGTCACTACACCAGTATTGCTTGTGAATTGCATTTTAACATATGGGTGATAACCATGAATAGTATAACCCTTGGTGTCTGATACATTACTATATTCGGCAGTTGTAATTGGATACCAATCTCCACCTTGAACTTCCGTTGTACCCAATACTGTAACATCACCGTTAAATTCGGCATATGTTGCTTGTAGTGTTAATACTGGATTATTGTTTGTATTAATGATGCTAGTGTAATATGTGTTAGCATTTGGCAATACATTTGATATGCTATTGTTTGGTGTAAGGTTGGGGAATGGTTGTCCTGTAGGAATAGTTACACTTTCACTAGGAACAAAACTTGGTAATACGCTATTGAGAATATTCATATCACCTCGCGCACCGGCTGCTGGATCTACGAACACAGGAAAATCGAAACTACCAACTGGTATTTCTAGACTATAATGTGCTTTTTGGGCATCAATATCTTCTAAATCTGCCGCATTAAGATATAGGTATGCTATACCGGTCAGTGGTAGTTCAAGCGTCAATGCTTTCTTGATTAATACTTGAGTACCGTTATAGTTAATAATACGACAAGTTATTTCCTTGCCTGTAATATCAACTGGTTTCTGCTCTTGATTTAAGAACTGAAACTGTATCTTGTTATCTACACCTTTATGTAGATTGAGTGTTTTAGCATATACTGGCATAAAGGCCCTCGGACTGTTTCCTGAGTTCAGGACAACGATCTGTCTTTGTGTGAAATAAAAAACTGCTGTGCTATATCCTACATTCGTAACCGTCACGGATCATCGCTCCTGTAGAGTATTTATTCCCCAAAAATTAAAATATTAACATTGGGTAAATGTGAGTAAATAATACTAACTTATTACAATGTTACCTAAAGACTTTTTCAAAAAACTATCAGAAAATCATCCATTCATAACGGTGCTATCCTTTGCCAGTCAAGATTATGTAGGCATAGTACAAAATCGTGATGATCAATGCACCAGTTTATATGATTACGGGGCTATAATCGACACTACAGCAAAAGAGCGTTTTTTAGAACTAGGGGATATTTGGTGGTGGGAAAGCAATCGTCAAATCCCCATTAATATATTCTTAAAGGAAGAATGGATGATTTTTAAACCTTATCTAAGGACCTTTAACAACAAGAATCTAGTTGTAGTGCATGGACCAGTTGTGAGCATCAGTGAATTTAATAAGAAAAGGTCTAAGCGTAAAAGCATTACACTTGTAAAACGAATTGCTTAACTTTTTCTTCTGCGCTTTTCTTTAGCCAACTCTAGTGTTGTAGGACCAACTTTAGTGTCAAAGCAGACACCATCTAAATGATCTAATTCGTGCTGAAAGACACGACCAGTTAATCCATGCAATTCAACACGCTGTATATTGCCCTGTATATCTTGGTATTCTGCTATAGTCGTAGTATAACGTTTAACTTTTAGCCATAGATTAGGAAAACTCAAACAGCCTTCTAAATCTTTTTCCTCTCCGGTACCCTCTATGATTTTGGGATTGATGCATACATAAAGTCTGTCATTATTGCCCATAATGAACAATCTTTTAGAAACTCCCACTTGAGGAGCAGCAAGACCTATACCTTTGTTCTCAAACATAATCTTAGTCATAGATTTGACTAATTCAGTGGGGTCACCATCCTTTTCAAAGTCATATGGCTCTGCTATCTGTCTTAGTTTAGGATCACCTTCTTTTAAGAGTTTAATATCCATTGTCCACCAATAAATTCATATGTACTACAACTAAATGTGCGTAAGCCACGGCATGTGACTTTTTAAATGTATAAGAACCTTCTTCTTTTTCCCATATAGACTTACTTACTTCAGCCCAGGGTAGTCCTATTAAATGTTTTTTACCTGGTCGTATTGCTGCAAGAAACATTGCCAGTCGTGGTATAGTATCGATAGGTTCTGGCATTTTCTTAATAGAGTTGTAATGATTACCTATGTGTATTAATTTTTCAACGAACAGAGGGTCATATAGTTTAGACCATAATGGGTCACGCATCAATTCCATTAAATGATGTTCATCTTTTATTTGATTATAAACGTGCACATTTAATAAGTCTAGTTTGAAATAACCTCTATCTTCTGCTTCTTCGTAATCCAATGCACACATTTGATTGACCGGATCATATGGAATTTCTGTCACATAAATTCCTGTATTATGTTTCTTAATTTCATTCTTTCTAATGCTAGCGGGTGTGTGATCTATTAGAGCCAATAGTTTTTCTCTATCACCCAAATCAATATCAATATCACTTTCAAATTTCATTAGCGGGTCAATCCTAACTTCTTATATGCTTGTTGTACTACAATTGCCTGTCGTTCAGCATCATCTACTGCTCTGTGACTAGTAACATGCCCGCCGTCTTTCAAACTAACCTTAGCAATTTCAAACAATGTTCTAGTATCACGCACAGTATAAAATGGCCAAGGTATAGAGTTAGGTCTATCAGTTAATGTTTGACGCATAGCAGTTTCACAAGCAACAACGTCAAACGGAGCGCCATGACTCCATACTGCACGACGATTCCAACCTATGTGATATAACACTTCCATACAATTTTTAAGCGACATTCTATCTTTGTCACCCATTGCTTCTTCTAATGCCTCTGGACTTTGCTCACTCCACCACCGTATTGTATCATCATTGATGATACGGTTGTATTGTTCAGTTTGGTCCTCAATAGTTGGCCTTAGTTCCCATGACTCAACAATGCCACTACCATATGGATCAAATCTTACAACACCAATAGTCAGTATAACACAATAAGGAGTTGTGTCAAGTGACTCAATATCAATCATTATATCATTAGCCATATTTTAATTTAAACACTATATATTTCTTTTCATCTACTATAAGATAGTTGTCTGTAATTCCCGTAGCATTTAATTCAAGTGCAAATCCATATGTGTTACGCACATAGTGTACAAAATCTTCAGTACAAAAATGTGTTTGGTCTTTCATATATTCTTTGCGCAGTAGTTTTAAAACTTCCCAAAAATCCCATCGTGCGTGATGACGCTCTACATTGGGATCATCGTCATCATAGTCTTGAAAATTTTTAGGAACTTTGACCATTGCTATTCCATATATTGTCTAAAGATTTTACTTCGTCAAGTATACTGTTATCCAAATAATTTATCAACAATGCAGGGCGTTCTACTGCTTGTAGATTGGGCATACTGCTATGTAGTATTCTACAATTATAGAACAATAGTGATCCTGTAGGCAAATCTGGTTGTATGCAATTATCTAAGAACCAGCGATTGTATTCACCACTATAACATTTTTTAATGTCAAAATCACGCTTTTGGCTAAATGGAACTAGTCCTGTGCTAGCGTAGTTTTTATCTAAATGATCTAGTGATATGATACATTGAATGCCCAGTAGTCTTTTATCATAGTTGTAATGTTCAAATCTATGCGGAGTATCAACATGTGGGTTGATCCACTCACTGCCTGCCTTTATGAATACTACATCACTAGCATACATATTCATGTTAGGGAAGTGAGATTGCATCACAGGATCTACTAATTTTTGTATTTCTTGCGCTACTTCAAAATCATTGACGAATTGACTCCACCAAACACTTATATCAGGTAAGTTCTTTATATTTTCACGCTCGGCATAGACTTTATTGCTACTGCTAGCCCTAACCGGATACAAATCTTTGATACACGATTTAAAATCATTAATTAATGTGCGTGGAATAAAACTAGGAAGGACCTTGTAGCCCTCGCCTTCAGTAAGTATTTGTTTGTAGTCATTCATTCTCAATTTAATATCCGCCGGCACTTAACAATTCTTTAACCTCTGGTATAAGATTTTTATTCTTTGTAAACTTGATAGCCCACTGCTCTGGATTTATATATTCTAATATCATTTTCTGTTGCGTAACATCTAATGTTTCAACAAATTGCAAACCACTTTGGCTATGATATATCATCCAAGGACTAATTTTACCTTTAGTAATTTCAAAACAAATTTTATTCTTATTGCCATATCTAAAGATATCTTTAGTTACTAGTCTATCTGTTTTAGCCAGTTCTATAGTAGTTTCAATACTTCTAGCAATCGCATCTAGTGGATCTTCATTCTTTAAATGATCAATGATAAATTTTGTATAGTTGCTATCCTTATTCCATGAGTCTACACTAATTTTCTCTTTGAGCAACCAATCTACATACCTGGAAACATTTAACACTTGCGCATCCATACAATAGTTACCAAATTTTACGAATGCTGTATAGTATGGACTGCCTATAAAATCAATGTATTCTTTCTTTTTCTTTCTACTGTGCTTGTTGAAGAATTGTAGCCATGCTTGATAGCCTATCTGATTACCTCGCTTGTCACGATCCTGCCACCTGCGTTTGGCTTCGCAGATATGTTTTTTCATGGTAGATTCACGGACAAACTCTCTACCACAAAACTCACATGAGTTATCAGATGTTGCCGTGATCTTGTTCATATTGTAATATTTCTTCGTCCGTAACAATTTTACTCAATACTTCTATCTCGTCAAGTTTTAAGTTAGGGAATTTGCTAGCAAAATAGAATTTGCGTTTGTTCTCATCACAAAACTTTTCTGTAATCTCAGCCAATACAGCCTCGTTTTCTTTTGGATATAGTTTCTGATAGTACTCAAAAATTTCTTTTTCACTAGCCATGTCTTTAAGTCTTGCTAATTTTTCTCTAAGATGAGGAATATACTTATGATATTGTTTACCCACACCCGGGCTTGCAGCACACAACATGAGCCATTGCAATTTAGGATTCTTAACAACATTCTCATCGAAAAAATATTTGTTTGCGTGATATTCTGTACTGCGCAGGTAATAGTCTTGAACTTCTTTACTACCCTGTACAGCACTCATCCAAATCAACATCATATAGGGTACGAACTTACGCTGCTGTTCAGCAGTAAGTGTATCGTAATAATTATAGTCTTTTTTGTCTTGGGCATTTAATGCCTTGAACAAATCAAAGTCTACATCTGTAAATTTTTCATCTTTAGAAAGTTTCGCTTTCGCCATATTCTTCTACTTTAGCATTATTGCCCCAAACACGCAAGGCATAAATGTCCGCTTCTTCTTTAGTTTCAAACAGTAAAGGAGCAAGATGAAACTTGCTATCGCCTTGTGTGACCCACAACCAATCACCATATTCACCGTGATGGTCTAGTGCTATAGGAACTTTGATTCCATACTTCATTAAAACACCTGATTGTAATCAACGATTTCACAGTTGCGACTAATTTCTTTTACGAAATATACACAGCGAGGTTTGGGAGTATCATCTATTGGTACACATAAGAATTGTCCATTACGCAATCTAGGGGCATACCAAGTAACTTCGCTATAGATGTCTACAATTTCAATTGGGGTAAATGTAGGGCTGAAAGAACTTAATGGATTGAATTCAAACGCACTAAACCCGCGATCATTAAGACTGCTTAGTGGTAATGTTTCTAAGTCACCGTGATCTTTTTCGCCAATCAACACTTGCCAATCTAACGGCATTTTAATTGTACGGTTACCTACCTTTAAAACTAATGCAGGGGCGTTAAATGATTCTAAAAAGATTAATGGAATGTAGTGGTAGTCTACATTCTGAGGGTTACTATTGTCTAAAATAGCGAACCGTAAATCATCTATTTCATCTGGCAATGTTTCGAGGTTATAATATTTGTTTTCTAATGTGAGTATACGCATGTTGTAATTTTACTACTATACTAGTCAATAGTCAAGTTTTTCAAGTGTAAATGGATACTTTGCTTCTTTGTAATATGCTTTTCTTTGTGTTAAATGTCTTTTGGCAAACTTACAATCGCTAGTGATATCCCAAATCTCTACATGGTCCTTATCTTCCGCTTTGCGGATACCGCGACCAATGCTCTGTATAACTCTAACAAAACTTTTTCCAGGCTCGACCAAAACCAAGTTAAAGATCCTAGGTATGTTAATGCCCACAGCAGCGACACCATATGTTGCCACAATGATTTTGTTGGCGCTTGTTTTGATTTCATCATATTCTTCTTTGCGCTCCGTAAGTTTAGTCTCACCCGAGATGAATACGCTATCTTTTAATCGTGAGGTGAGTTCACGGCCTGCGTTAACACGGTCAACAAGTATCAATGTATTACCACTGTCTTTGATCTTGTCTACCAATTCTGCGATCTTGTCTAATCGTTTCTCATCTTCTAATAGATGTTTCAATTCGCTTTGATAGTTAGTAAACTCTACTCCATCTTTCAACTGTACAATATTGACATGACATTGAGCAAGCACACCTTTTTCTTGTAGTTCTGCTGCGCTAAGTTTGCCAATGACAGGACCAAGACTTACAAGCAAACTAACTTGTTCATATGCACTCTTAGGTATAGTTCCAGTCAATCCCCAGCGTATGGGTATTTGACTGAATGGGCCCGTGAGCAGTTGCTTTAATGCATCAGCCTTAGCCATATGCACCTCGTCAACCATGACACAAATAACATCTTCAATAAACTCTTTGATGTTGACCTCTGCCTCACCCGCTTTAGTATTCTTTAATAGATTGTTTAGACTTTGCCAAGTACAGATTGTATGCTGCTTGTTATATTCTTTTCTGTCCCCAAAATACACACCAACATCAAGTCCTAGATTGATATAGTCTGCTTCTGTTTGTACAACAAGACTCTTGTTGGGTACGATGACAATACTACGCCCATAATGTTCTATGCTTTTGCTGAGTGCGGCTGTCATAATAGTCTTGCCCGCGCCCGTAGCGACTTCTTGAATGCATTGTGTATTCTTTAAAAAGTTATTGACAATTTCTACTTGATAATCACGCAATGTAATAGGTTCACCTTCTTGTGTATGTCCTTTAGGCCAAACCTTGTCACTAAAACTATCTTCTTTTACTTCTATGAATTCAAATGTTGTGTTGTATTCGCGCAGGTCTACAAGATCAATATCGTAATCATATTCTTGTAGTATAGGTACAATATCGGGAATCAAATTGATATATGTGCTACCTGCTAGGCTGCAATAACTGACCTTACCATTCCATCTACCAAGACGGACCGCGGGAAGATATCTCGCGCCTGGAACTTCATGTTCAAATTTCTTCATCAAAGCCTTGCGACAGTCTAACTCAAGACCTTCTATCTTACAGTTGACTTCATCCTTAATTATTATTTTTGCTTCTCTCATTTGATCAGTATCGGCCTCGAATTAGTGATAGCAACAAATTTTTTAATTTTTGCTTTTTGCTTAGTATAGAAAATAGATTCGTTATTCCTATTGATATAAAACATAAAAATTTCTTTATTCAAATCGCGCATTTCTGTATGTAGGGCAATATCCTGTTCTTTAAGTTTTTTTTGTAATTCACTAGAAACAACTTTGTTGTAAACTACCTCCCTATTAAAGTATACATCTTTTATTCCCAGTTCTTTACACCAACTCAATACTTCATCCATATCATCTAAATCAACTGTAGTATAAAAGTTAGATGCAAATTTTAAAATTTCATTGTTTGAAATCAACTCAGGATCGACAGTAATACCATATTGTGATAGTTCAAACAAAGTATTTGGGTCAAGGTTCATATCAATATCTTTGATAGCCTCTAATAGATTATCGTTAGCATTACAAATGTAATAGTTACCATTAGACAGTTTCAGAGTTGGATTCCAAATAAGATTCTCTGATGGTAAAACATTATCTAAAAGTTTTTGAATTGTGTCACAGTATTTAACATTTTGGTAATACTCGTTGACATATTTGTATGCTACTTTTAAGCCGTAAGTAGAAAAGTTTGCCTCGTAACATTTATGTTCTTTGTTCCAAACAAACGGGTTATACTTTACTTTTCTAAAAGCAGTAATGAATTTAGTATTAAATGGGCAACGCAATTTTAAAATGTCGTTATCCAAATATAATTTAGGATCAGTGTATTCGTTGCTTGTTTCAACAACTGGTGCTACCCAAAAAAGAGTAAGTAGATGATTTACATCATGACCAGAATTTTTTATTTGTTTCCTATACTTTAACAGTAACTTATCAAAAAGTTTTGTTTGATTAGTTGTAATAGGTCTCTTATCCTTAATCATGAAACAAAGATTATTAAAAAATCCATAATCTTTCTTGCCTAAATGAATTTGGCCTGAAATCATGAAGTTAAGTATTTGGTCTTTGTTTTTAAACATAATACAGTATAACACACCTACAAAAATTCAACAACATAAAAAGGAAAGAGGTCCTTTCGGACCTCTCGCCTTGAGCGGGTAACGGAGTATCAAGCCCGCTTCATCACAGTATTCTCAGCCAACAACTTCCAATTGTCGCTGATCTTGACCAGATCCGCAATCTTGAGAGCCATACGCATACTCAACTCGCGCAACTTTGCCTTGTTGTCCCACATAAAGTTAAGTACTTCATCTTCCTGCGCAGGGTCAAACTGATAGTCGCGGAACAATCCACCGTTCGCATCACGATGCACCTGCTTGATACGCAACATCTTGTCACGCTCCGTATCAATAGTCAGATCCAAAAAGTGACAGCGTGACTGCAACGCCTCAAGATGGTCCTGCAACTTCTTCGACTTCAAGTGATCGAACTTGATATTCGTAATGAAGATCACCGAACCATTAAAGTCGAACGCATCAGGGATACCCTCACGCCGCAACATGCTGCTATCAGAGTTCCAATAAATGCGGCGTCGCTTGCCACTGTCAAGTGCAGCCTTGAGAATGTTCAACGACAAGTCATCCATAAGAATGCTATCGCAATCGTC